CGTTCATACATAAAATATGTAGTTTATGATCTGTTTTAAATAAGGTATCTAAGTTTCTTTTTTGTTTTAAAGTAATGTTGGCTTGCCACAGAACAGACACATTCTCAATGTGGTCAGCTAAATGTGTGGGTATTTCAGATTCATGCCAATTTTTATACACACCCTTAGGTGCTATAATTAAAAGGCCATCAATCTTTCCGTTGTCATAAAGCATTGCCGCATTGTCTATTAATACTTTAGATTTACCTGTACCCATCTCCATAAAATAGGCATAGTATTCTTTCATCCAAGAATTTTCTAAAGCAGTTACTTGATGCTTATAGGGTGTTGTCTTAAATTTATAATCCATAATTTTTCTTCTTTCTATTGACAATCTCTTATATTAATTTATAAATGATGTCAATGAAAGAAAATACAGTTTATGTAATACAAGAAATTGCGGGCACTCGAGAGGGTAAGCCTAAGATTAACATTATGGGAGCTTCTCATTATGGTAATTTAAAATTTCTTTTACCTGAACTATCACAAATTATATTCTCTCCAGGACCATTAGTTTTTAAACTAAGAAAATCTTTGAAAGATTATACAAGTGATGATTATCTTTTATTAACGGGAGATCCTGCTATAATCGGTGTGGCTTGTTCGATTGTATCGGATTTAACAAATGGTAAATACAAGCTATTAAAATGGGATAAGCAAGAGAAAAAGTATTATCCTATCAATGTTAATCTTTATGAGAAAGGAGAAATAGATGAGCATTAAACAAACAATAAAAGTTAAGACATTCACAGGAAGTGGATCTATTGACTTTGAAGAAGACAGAAAGGAAAGTTTAGGTGAAGTAAATAACGCCAAAACTCTTTCTGATCAAGTAACGAAACTTCAATCTCTAGAAGATGAGATTGATGAGCAAGAGAAAAAACTTAAGGAGTTGAAAAGAAATCAAGAGTTATTATCGGGAGAAGTAATTCCTACGATGATGACTGAGATGAACATCTCAACTTTAAAATTAGCAGACGGTTCCGCTGTTGAAGTGAAACCCGTCTACGGTGCATCCATTCCTGCAGCTAAAAAGGAAGATGCATTTACCTGGCTTCGAAAAAACGGCCTAGGTGATCTTATTAAAAATGAGGTCACTGTTGCTTTTGGTCGTAACGAAGACAACAAGGCACTAGCTTACGCTAGCCTTGCACAGGGTCAAGGGTATGAACCGGTCCAGAAACTAAAGGTTGAACCCATGACTCTAAAAGCATTGGTCAGAGAGCGTCTTGAATCTGGACAAGAAATGCCCTCTGATCTATTTAACGTGTTCGCAGGCAACAGAACAAAAATAACAAGGAGCAAATAAACATGAACCAAGTAGCAGAAAAAAAGACTGCAAGTCTTCCAGCCAATGTGTTTGAAGAAGATGCAGCAAAAGGTTTGGGTAAATTAGGTCAAGAAGATCTAGCCCTTCCTTTTCTAAAAATCCTTGGACAGCTTTCACCGGAAGTTAATAAACGCGATGGTAAGTATGTCGAAGGTGCTGAACCAGGAATGATATTCAATTCTGTTTCAGGAGAGTTGTATGATGGTACGAAAGGCATAACTGTCGTTCCGTGCTATTACAAACTCGAATACATAGAGTGGAAAGATAGAGGAGAAGGATCAGGTGGACCAGTACAAATTCACGATGCTTCTTCAGACATCATGAGTCAAACAAAGACTGATGCAAATTACAAAGATAGATTACCAAATGGTAATTATATTGATAAGACAGCATCTCACTTTGTTTTGATTACCAATCCTACAGCAGCCACTGCTTTGATTTCTATGAAATCTACTCAATTAAAAATTAGTAGAAAATGGAACTCAATGATGGCAGGTATAAAGATGAAAGGTAAGAATGGATTATTCACGCCAGCATCTTTTAGCCATGAATACAGGTTAAGAACTGTTCAGCAGTCTAACGATAAAGGCACGTGGTTTGGTTGGGAAGTACAGAAGATAGGACCTGTATCTAATACAGAGCTGTACCAACAAGCAAAAGTTTTTGCTGAAAGCATTTCGAAAGGAAATGTTAAAGCAAAGCACGGTGAAACTAATAAAAAGGATTCATCGCACTTCTAATTCCTTTGGGAATAGTTGCAACAAGGGCGGGGATGCGAGAGTTGATCCGCCCTTTACTTATAGGATATGGAAGAAAAATTTATACAGATATTTAGTGGGTTCTCTGAGAACTATGGTCAAGCTGATATGCAGCGACTTGAAGTTGACCCTATCTCTAAAAAACAAAAGCCTGAATACAGATGGGCACAACAAAGACTTACCGATGATGATTACAAAGAACATTTAACAGGGACTAAATCAATTGGTATCCAACCTTGTAACGAAAAGAATCATGCAAAGTTTGGTGCTATTGATATAGACCCACAAGAATATGCAGGCTTTGATTTAAAATTTTATTTAGATAAAATAAAAGAATATAATCTACCGATTATACCTATACTATCTAAGAGTGGTGGACTTCATCTATATGTATTTACAAGAAATTTTATTCCTGCAAAAATAATAAGATCATTTTTAACAAACCTTATTCCAATATTTAATTTAAAACCCGAAACAGAAGTGTTTCCAAAACAAACAGAACTTGTCAAAGACAGTGAGACAGGAGAGATGAACAAAGGAAATTTTATAAATCTTCCATACTTTAAGAAGACGGAAAGAAGAGCTGTCAACTATGATGGGACAGAGTTTACCTTTGAACAATTCATACAACTCGTTGAAGAAAATTTTATAACAGCAGAAAGAATAAAAGAGATAGACGATGAACTAGAAAAGAAAGTTTTAGAAGGATCAAACGCAGAGTTTCGTGATGGTCCACCTTGTCTAGCAGCATTGTCAAAAAATAAATTATCGGATGGTAGAGATAGATTTTTATATAACTATATGGTGTTTGCCAAAAAGAAATACCCTGACAATTGGGAAGAGAAAGTAATGAGTGCACCCGTATTGTATTTTGAAGACTCAGTAGCTTGGTCTAAACAAAAACTTACACAGAAAATTAGATCATGGAAACAAAACTATAAAGGTTATACTTGTAATCAAGATCCTATTGCTCAACATTGTATGAGAGGACTCTGTGTTAAAAGAACTTATGGAGTTGCATCAGACTCACACGATTCTTATCCACTGTGTTCTAATTTAGAGAAGGTGGATTTGGAACCAGAACCAGAATATAATTTTGATGTTACCTTACCTGATGGACAAACGGTAAGATCAGTGCATTGTAAAACGATAGAACATTTAACAGATCAAAGAAAGAGAAGAAACTCAATAGCAAAGTATGCAGGATTCGTACCACCACTGCAAAAAGGTGGGGACGATCAAAAAGTTTTAGATGTATTATTTAAAACTCAAACCATTATGCCACCACCAGTTGGTACAACACCGAGAGAAAAATTACACGACAATGTTTATCAAAAGATAACAGGACCCGAAGCAAAGAACGATGCATCGTTTAAAACAGGTACAACATTAATTCAAGAAGGTTATGCTTACTTTAAATTTGATGTGTTCTATAAGAAATTAAAGAACAAAGGTTGGCGTTACCCTGAAGATAAGACGGGTTCTATAATGTTAAAGATATATAAAGATTGTGAGATAGATTTCTTAGATCAAAAAAGATTTCCAACTAAGGAAAAGGGTAGACACAACAGCCCTACTAAAAATGTTGTAATGATATCAATTAAAAAATTTGACAAGATAAAAATTTACCACAAGGTAACAGAACATAAAAAGGATATACTATGATAAGAAAGATACTAGGACCACCAGGGACAGGTAAGACTACAAAGCTATTAAAATATGTGCAGACATTTTTAAAACTAGGAACACCAATAGAGAAGATTGGTTACTTTGCTTTTACAAAGAAAGCAGCTACAGAGGCCAAAGAAAGAATGTTGAAACTATTTCCACAATATGGATACAGAGATCTTAATCACTTTCAAACATTACACTCTCTAGCATTTAACACATTAGGAATGAAGAAAGATAATGTTATGCAACCCGAACACTACGAAGAGATAGGAAGAACTATTGGTGTTCAAGTATCTGTTTATAGGGGCGGTGAAGAAGAAACAGGATACATTGATTCTGATAGCGAATACTTTAATCTTATTAACATAGCTAGAATTAAAAACATCACGCCTAAAGATGAATACAATACAGATTTATACTCAGATGAAATAGATTATAATCTAGTAGAGATTATAGAAGCAGAACTTAAAAACTATAAGAGTTCTTTTGTTCTGTATGACTTTACCGACATGATAGAAAAATTTGTTTCGTCAGAATTATGCCCTAAATTTGATGTAGTATTTATTGATGAAGCACAAGACTTATCACCAATTCAATGGAAGATGTATGACATCATTAAAAAGAATACAAAGATTATGATATTAGCAGGTGATGATGACCAAGCTATTTATGGTTGGGCAGGAGCAGATGTAAAAAGATTTCAAGATGAACCTGCAAAAGAAAAAATTTTACCACAATCTTACAGAGTTCCAATTAGGGTTCAGAAAGTTGCAGACTCTATCATCTCTCAGATTGATACAAGGATAAATAAAATATGGAATCCAAGGAACGAAGAAGGTGAATGTAAAGAAGTTTATGACCTTGATGAAGTTGATCTTACGCAAGGTAAATGGTTAGTTCTTGCACGGACAAATTATCGTTTAATTAAAATGAAACCATATCTAATGGAACGTGGTATTTATTTTGAATATAAAGAACGAAAAAGTTTTAGTGCAAAGTTATGGAAAGCTATTAGAGATTTTTCAAAGTGGACATCAGGTGCACAACTAACGGCTAGTGAAATAAAAGATATATTTGATTATACAAAACACGAATTTGATGGTGAAGATCATAAGAGTTATAGCTGTGAATCTTTTAATATTGATACATCGGATACATGGTACGAGCTCTTTGATGCAGACCCTGAACAAGTTTTATACATCAGACAAATGTTAAGTAACAAAGAAAAACTTTCTGAGGAAGCAAGAGTAAAACTATCTACGATTCATTCGGCTAAAGGTGGAGAAGCTGATAATGTATTATTAATATTAGATAATACAGATAAGATTCGTGAAAGCATAGAGAAGAGTCCTGAGAAAGCAGACGAAGAACATAGAGTTTGGTACGTAGGTGTAACGCGAACTAAACAAAACTTATACATAATGGCAGCAAAGGAGGATAGATTAGGTTATGACATCGAAGGTATATAAAAAACAAATTGGCGGCAACCACTATCGAAACATGGTCGTGCAACCGAGTGAGTTTGTAAACAAGAACAGGTTGCTTTTCGCAGAGGCATCGGCTATAAAATATATATGCAGACACGCTGCGAAAGGAAAGCAAGAAGATATACATAAGGCAATTCATTATTTAGAGATGATACTAGAGAGGGATTATGCGAATACCAAAGTTTGAAGCACAGACAGAATGGGTGAAGCCTACAGAGTTTCCAGACTTAAGGCAAGTTGATGAAATAGCTATCGACTTAGAAACAAAAGACCCAGGGCTAAAGGAACAGGGATCAGGGTCAATCATTGGTAATGGTGATGTTGTAGGTATCGCTGTATCTACAGCACATTACAAAGGATACTTTCCTATCGCACACGAAGGTGGTGGTAACATGGATCGTAAACAAGTTTTAAATTGGCTACAAGATATATTAAATGCACCATCAACAAAAATATTTCATAACGCAATCTATGATGTTTGTTGGTTAAGAAGACTTGGACTTACAATACAGGGTGACATTGTTTGCACGATGATAGCCTCAGCTGTGACTGATGAAAACAGATTTAGATATGATCTTAATAGTTTATCGTGGCATTACCTAGGCTATGGTAAAAATGAATCAGCTTTATCAGAGGCTGCAGAGAGTTGGGGTATCGATCCAAAAGCAGAGATGTATAAACTTCCTGCTATGCACGTTGGTGGATACGCAGAACGGGACGCAGAGATTACATTTGGTCTATGGCAAGAAATGAAAAAAGAAATACTACACCAGGACCTTGAAGATATCTTTGATCTAGAAACAGAATTGTTTCCTTGCCTTGTTGATATGAGATTCAAAGGTGTAAGAGTTGACATAGAAAAAGCCCATCTGATGAAAAAAGATTTTATCAAAGAAGAAAATAATTTATTAAATAAAATAGAATCAGAAACAAATGTAAGACCACAGATTTGGGCAGCTAGAAGTATCGCTCAGGTATTTGAAAATTTAAAAATACCTTTTGAAAGAACAGAGAAAACAGATGCACCATCATTTACAAAAAACTTTTTACAGGAACACAAGCACCCTGTTGTAAATATGATTGCAAAAGCTAGAGAGATAAACAAAGCACACACAACTTTCATTGATTCGATTATTAAATATGAACACAATGGCAGAATACATGCAGAGATTAATCAATTAAGAAACGCAGGTGGTGGCACAGTTACAGGTAGATTTAGTTATCAAAACCCTAACTTGCAACAAATACCTGCTAGAAACAAGGATTTAGGACCTAAAATTAGGTCACTATTCCTTCCCGAAAATGGATGCAAGTGGGGATGCTTTGACTATTCACAACAAGAACCAAGACTCGTTGTACACTATGCATCTCTATATAAACTGCCATCAGTCTATGATGTTATCGATGCATACAACAATGATCCAAATGCAGACTTCCATCAAACTGTTGCTGATATGGCAGAGATACCTAGATCACAGGCTAAGACTATAAACCTTGGTTTATTCTATGGTATGGGTAAATCCAAACTACAAGCAGAGCTCGGGGTATCAAAAGAAAAAGCAGCGGAACTTTTTAATACGTATCATGCAAAAGTTCCATTTGTAAAACAATTGATGACCAAAGCTTCTAATAGATCGCAAGACAGAGGACAGATTAGAACATTACTAGGTCGGCTATGCAGGTTTCATTTATGGGAACCAAATCAATTCGGTATGCATAAAGCATTGCCTCACGAAGATGCACTCAGGGAACATGGACCGGGGATCAGAAGAGCTTACACATACAAAGCATTGAATAAATTAATTCAAGGATCTGCTGCTGACATGACAAAGAAAGCAATGCTAGAACTTTACAAAGAAGGAATTATACCACACATTCAAATACATGATGAATTGGACTTGTCCATAAAAGATGATGCTGAGGCAAAAAAAATCATTGAGATTATGGAGCAGGCTGTTAAACTAGAAGTTCCCAATAAAGTTGACTATGAATTTGGAAACAATTGGGGTGATATTTATGGATAATTATGGCTTACTTAAACGCAAACATTCCTGTAGAATACGCACAAATAAAAAGAGAATATCTTTATGACCTTAAGAAACATCATGGAGAAGTTGAAGACTGTATTATTTTTGGTCTATCGGCTATTACAGGGCGTAGTATCCTTTTTCATTGTATTATGGAAAATGGAGCTATCTTCTATCGTCTCCCGATATCTGCGTTCATTCAAAGAGGTTATGATCCAAAAGAAGTTCCTAGACGTAGACTTGACGAGTTACAGCTTTGGAATTGTTTTAGTTATTATCCTGCTGTTACTACTTGGGATATTCTAGCAGGACAAGCAGGTAAGTACATTGGAAAAGATAAGAAATGGCACCCAGGTAAGTACGTATTTACCGTTGACTTTGCACACCCAGAGAGTAATATACTGGATACGGATCATTCAGAGATACCGCACGAGCACAAGTGTGCTCACATCATAGCGCTCGATGACGGGAACTATGCAGCACAACCTAACAATAGATGCATTTGGGATATACCATCATTCACAGTGAAAGATGAGATTCCAAATTGGAAAGTGCAAACATCTGAGTGGAACGTAGAGAACACAAGTCAATGGAAAACAGAAGACACTGATAAGTTCTTCTACGAAATTGAGGAGAAAAAACATGATAAATAAATGTAAAAACATTTGTTGTAAAGTTTGGGACAAAATTAAAGCTGGTTGGAAATGGGTATCTGACAAAATCGTGTCAACATTCAACAGGTAATTTATGGCATTAAAAATTTCTGAATCCGCATCCGTACAGATGCCAATGAAGACGGTTGCCAGTTTGATCGCGATGGTCGCCATCGGGACCTGGGCATACTTCGGCTTACATGAAACGCTTAACCAACACTCTACAAAGATAGAGTTAATGCAAAAAGATTTAGAAGCTAACTCAGAGTTTAGAATTAAATATCCAAGGGGTGAGTTAGGTCAATCAGCTGGGGAAGCAGAGCTTTTTATGATTGTAGAACACGTTAGTGGTTTATTAGAAGATGTAGAGGCAGAGATTAAGGGTATGAGAAACAATGCCGTTAACATAGAATTTTTAAAAAAAAGAACTGAGAAGTTAACTGAAGATGTAGAGAAGTTAATTAGAAACGGAAGCGGGAAACACCAATGATGAAAAAAAATAAGTTATCTAGATTTGAATGGGTAAAAAAGAATATAGTAATTGTTCCTGTTGTAGCCGCTATACTAGCTGGAACATTTACATCAGTTAGATATGTATTAAGTTTAACTGATACCATTGAAGCAAATAAACAAACTATCGTTAATTTATCAAGGGATTTAACAGTAGCAGAAGATAAGTTAACCGAAGTTGCCACAAGATTATCTGCAGCTGAAGCAACGTGGGAGATGGCTGAAAATTTATATAGACAACTAGCAGACCAGGTAAGAGAACATGCGTACGATATTAAAGATCTTAATCGTTAGTTTTTTGCTGTGTACAACAGCTGAAGCTAGAAATGAGTATTTACAAAACGGCACAAACACGTGTGCTCAAGGAAGCTTTGATGTTTCTATAGAACAAAGAGATGATACTTATAATTATAATCATTATAATCCTAGTAGTAATTATGAAGGAACTGATGATGATAGAATGTTAAGATTTACGTGGAGAAAGTATTTAGGGACAGCATGTACCGATGAGTTTATTGCTGAACAAGAAAAGCAAATGAAAATTAAAACACAATTAGAAGTCATTAAAGAATGTAAAAGAGTCCCTAGAATTAATCCTCCACCGCCAGAGTTTGCAGAATTAATCAATATGTGTATGAAAGTGGGTGTAATGTCCACTTCTCACTTTGATAACGATAGAGATTTTGATCCTAAAATAAGTTATTGGACAGAATTAAAAGATAAGTATATGAAGGAAAACCCTGATATAATAACATTGGATAATTATAAAAAATGATAGAAGTTGTATTTGCACTGATACTTACATTAAACGGAACGATGATCGAACATGTATATAAACCAAACCTTAGCGATTGTTTGAAGTCCAAGAGGATAGCTCAGAACGAGGTAAATCCAGAGCGAGTTGTGTTTTCTTGTAAGAAAGTAAAGGCTCAAACAGAGATATACATGGACCGAAAAAAGATACTTAAAATATTAGAATAATGGAAAATACTTTAATAGTTTTTGTCTTGCTTTGCATTGTAATATATGTAGGATTGAAAGATAGCTTATGAGATTAAGTAAAAATTTTACTCTCGAAGAGATGACCCGTTCAATGACGGCTGCTCGTAAGGGCATCGACAATACACCAGGGTCAGGTGAGATACATAATCTTACCGAAGTTTGTTATAATGTATTAGAACCACTCCGTGCAAAGTTTGACAAACCAATTACAATAACATCAGGCTATCGTTCCGAAGCGCTTTGTGAAGCCATCGGGTCCAAAAAAACTAGCCAGCATGCGAAGGGCCAGGCCGTAGACCTAGAAATTATGTCCATTCCTAATATTAAAATAGCTTATTGGATAGAAGCTAACTGTGATTTTGATCAATTAATCCTTGAATACTACAAACCAAACGATGGCCAAGCAGGATGGGTCCACGTATCTTACAATGAAAAAGGCGCTAACAGAAAACAAGTGCTGACTTTTGACGGGAAGAAATACGAGAACGGACTTCCTGAGATGAAGTGGAAAGATGGTCAAGTTGTAGAATGAAATGGGTAACAGAAATTGTTAATGGCATTTGTCCAGAGTGCTCAGAAGAAACTGTTTTGGTATCTATAGCTGAGTTCTATAAATGCACTAGATGTGGTATGAGTTTAGAGCAAAAAGTAAATGGAAAGATATCATACATACCCACAGCTACAGATGGTAG